AAAACTTTCGTTTTACGAATGGGCGTTTCTTCAGGGAGAAACGGCTAAAGACGCTTTCCTGAAAGGTAAAGAAACGCACCCTTTTCTTAGAGATGCGAAGAGGTATCACATAGCGATTTCTAACCGAGATAAAAACAGGACAGAAGAAGAAGCGATAGAGATCATGCAAAAGATTAAGGTGGTTGACCTACCTAAGAGCTATGTCTCTATAATCGTCTTAGGTCCGAACAAGTTCTTATTCTTCACTACGTTCGTAAACCCTTATAGAGCTATACTCCATGAAGTTATTTCTGAGTATCAAAAACTCAACGAAATCCCTGCACCTCTACTTGAGAGAGCAATCAGTCTCTTGCAAGGTGGTCTGTGATGATAGAAATAAAAATAGGTGACTGTGCCGAGCGTCTTAAAGACTTAGAGGATAACTCAGTTGACTCTATCATTTCTGACCCACCTTACGGACTGAAGTTTATGTCCAAAGGTTGGGACGATATAGGTGAGGGTAGTCAACAAAGAGAGTGGCACAGGAAATGGTTAGCCGAAGCTCACAGAGTCTTAAAACCTAACGGAGTGATTAAAGCGTTCTCAGGGTCTAGGACATACCACCACCTGATCGCCATGATGGAAGAAATAGGCTTCTCAGACTTGAGGGTAGAAGCATGGACTTATGGTTCGGGTTTCCCTAAGTCGTTGAACGTAAGTAAAGCGATAGACAAGAGTTTAGGTGCTGAAAGAATAGTCGTAGGTACTCAAAAAGTGACAGGCACAGCTCGTAAGATTAAAGGCACAAATGCTCATGGAGGGAAGATGGCAGGAGTTGACCAAGAATACGAAGAAACAAGTTTGGAAATAACAGTCTCATCAAGCAAAGAGGGTAAGCAATGGGAAGGTTGGGGTACGGCTCTGAAGCCGAGCTGGGAGCCTATCTGTATTGGAGTTAAGAAATGATTGAAATAAAGATTGGAGATTGTACTGAAAGGTTAAAAGACCTAGAGGATAACTCAGTTGACTCTATTATTTCTGACCCTCCCTATGGACTGAAGTTTATGTCTAAAGGTTGGGACGATATAGGTGAGGGTAGTCAGCAAAGAGAGTGGCACAGGAAATGGTTAGCAGAGTCATATCGAGTTCTTAAACCTAATGGTGTTCTCAAGGCTTTCTCAGGGTCTAGGACATTTCATCACCTGATAGCTATGATGGAAGAAATAGGTTTCTCAGACTTGAGGGTAGAAGCATGGACTTATAGTTCGGGTTTCCCTAAATCCCACAACCTCGCCAAGCAGTTTGAAAGGAAAGCAGGTGTAGAGGGCGAAATAGTCGGTTATTCTAAAGGAGTTTCCGTTGAGGACTCTCAAGGGTATGGTGGGATTGGTCGTGGTGCTGTGGGTATTGTCCAAAAAGCCGTAGACCTACCTGTCAGAGCTTTAGTTACAGAAGAAGCTAAAACATGGGAGGGTTGGGGTACGGCTCTTAAACCTTCCTGGGAGCCTATCTGTATAGGAGTTAAGAAATGATTATTACATTACTGAGAAAACCCCTAGAGGGAAGCGTAGCCGAAAATACCCTTAAACATGGGTGTGGAGCGATCAACATAGACGCTACTAGGGTGGGTACAGAAGCTCGCTCTTATAAGGGAGCGGGTAAGACGGACAAGGTTTACTCTGAGAGTCGAGCAGGTATGTCTGACGGTAGAGGGAAAGAAATGGAGTTTAACGTAGAGGGTAGGTGGCCTGCTAACTTTATTCTTACTCACCTTGAGGGCTGTACTTCTCAAGATGTGGATTGGGCTTGTGTAGAGGGTTGTCCTGTCACCGAGCTAAATCAGCAAAGTGGTCATCTTAAAAGCACGACAAGAAATCCCACAGGAAATCCGATATATCCTACCTCAAATACATCAGTCACATGGAACGCAAACAATGTGATGGACACGACACAACGAGGGTTCAATGATGAGGGAGGAGCTTCTAGGTTCTTCAAGCAGTTTAAGAAAGGAAATAACTAATGGAAGAAATGATCGAATACTTCAAAACAATGATTACACCACCCGTAGAAGACGCTTGTGTCATCGTAGGGAAACCCTCAGAAATAGATTACGAAAAGTACCGTACCATCGAGGGTGCAAGTATAGTCCCCCTCTACGATCCTGTCGCTCATGGGATTATTCTGTTAGATGAGCCAACAGAAGAAGAAGCTCAAAAACTCATGGCTATTCTAAAACCTGGCGGTCATATCGTACTTATCCCCAAAGACATAGGGTACAAAGGTGTGATCGCTCTTGAAGATCAAGGTTTTGAAGTGAGAGACGCTATCTTTGTAGGAGAAAACTCTGATGATTTCTATTACACATCTAAAGCGAGTCGATCTGAGAGAGAAGCAGGCTTGAGGTCTGAAGATGATAGCCGAGCTAATGTTCACCCAACTGTTAAGCCTATCGACATTATGGAGTGGTGTGCTAGAGACATAGCCCCTAACTCTAAAGTCGTAGACCCATTTCTTGGGAGTGGAACTACGGGTATTGCTATGAGCCGTCTAGGACATGATTTTGTAGGTATAGAGCTGAACCCCGAATATGCAAAGATATGTGAGGGTAGGATTAGGCATTGGATGCCTATTGGCTCAGAAATAGTATCAGAAGCTGAAGTCGGTAAAGCCGAAGCTCAAGAGGGAGACACTATTTCCATCTTCGACTTGTTTTGACTTAAAGTCCTGTCTTTGTTTTGAGTTCCCAAGGACCCCAATGTCCATGTGTTGAGATCATTTCTGAGAACTCAAGATGGTCGTAAACATGGGTGTTATTGAAGCGATCTATTTGACCTAGAGCGTAGTAGACTCGCTTGTCGATTTTGATGTTTCTACCATTAGAAAAGTCGAGTACCTCACCCCCGTCTTCACACCAACAATGTCCATAGGAAATGCCTTGCAGTTCCCCTTGACCCATGACCTCACCATGAACAAGTCTGAGGTTAGGATTTCGGTACGCATTATCCATGAAGTATTTCCCATTAGCTTCATAACAGTCGCCAAAGTCAGAGGCTAGTTTCTTCATTTCTGAAGGTCTTACTCGTACTTTCTTCTTGGGAAGCTCATCAAAGATTTCTAAGCCTTCCAGGTATCTGCTTGCTATTACTTCTGAGAGCTTCATTTCCAATTATCCCTTAGTAAAGAGGTAGCAAAAGCATATTCGCTCTGCGATCACCAAAGCCAAACCATGATTTGAGCTTACTCACACCTGTATTGAAAGTGTCAGCAATCCCTCTGCCAATTCCTTTAAGCCCTGACCAAAGCAGACTTGGAAGATCACCGAGCTTAACTCCTGCCCTCATAAGAAATGGAAGCAAGTGCTTGTAGAAGAAATTGGTAAGAGCAGTCGCACTCCAACCTAAGAGTTTGATTGCAAGGTATGCGGCGATCACAATCCCAAGAACTTTTGCTCCTGCTACACTAACTAAAGCTATCAGAGTTTTACCACCAAAAGCGGCACTCCAAAGACCAAGACCACCACCGATAAGAGCGTACAAGAAAAACTGTGCAAGGTTGTGCTTATCTATGTATTTTCTTGCTTCTTCTAAGTCTGCTTGCCCTTGACTCCACCATTCATAGAAGCCTAGAGGGTCACGATCATCATAGTTATCAACCATTTCCTGAATCAAGTCCATCTTGCTCTTAAAAGAACGCTCTCTGTCCACTTTTTCTTTCATTTCTCTGATGAGAGGGTTGTTCTTGTCGATGAGTTGGTCCATATTATTGTAAAGGTAGAGAATGTCTTCAGGCGATCTGATACCTAAACTCTTAATAACTTTAGAGAAGTTTTTCGGTATGAGGTCTTCGGTGTTCTCAAGCCCCTGAGCGAAGCCCTCAAAAGCTGTGTTGATTGTTTCCTGTTCAACAGCCTTAGCGTTATTGCTTGTTTTAATGTAAGCAATCCGACCAATTTGTTTGGCAAGACGATCTGTGCTCGCTCTCTTGGAAATGCGAGCTTCAAGGTTTCTGATTTCAAGGTGTGATAGTTTTCTCATAAGATTAGTCTCCTTTGTCGTATATACTTACGAGTAGGTCATAAAGAAAAAAAAAGGAGGGTACATGATACTAGGTTTAGACCCCTCACTCAGAAACTTTGGGTGGGTTCTCATGGAAGATGACGGTCATTTCTTAGACAAAGGAATGATGTCTACGAAAGCCGACATGATGTTCGTCAATCGCTACATATTTCTTCGAGAGGGCTTGAGGGAAATAGTACAAACAATCAGATCAAACTACCCTGATAAGAGCCTAAGAGTTGGGATAGAGAGCCCCATCTTTAACGACCTTTATTCAGAGGGTATGTACGGCTTATTTCTATATTCTAACGAAGCTCTGATGCTTGAGAAATGTGATACTGTTTACCTCACACCGAACCAAGTGAAAGCTCATGCGTCTTTATTTCTTAATCGCCCGAAAGGTTGGAAGATGCAGAAAGGCGACATGGTAGACGCTGTAAAGCAAGCGACAGAAGGGCAAGGTGCGAAGCGTTGGAATCACCACCAAGCAGACGCTTATTGGGTTGGTCGTACAGCAGGTCGGTTTTGGCAACTCGTTGAGGGGGAACTAGAAATAAGTGACCTCTCAGAGTTGGAAAAAAAGCACTTCACCGACTACGAAAAATATGTGCGTGGAAAGAAAGCAGGCAAGGTAAAGCGTAAGGGTATAACCCATAAAGAGAATGACAGATACTTTAGGTGGTCAGAAGAAAATTAAGATACAAAGACACATATCCTCCTATATAAAGAGGTGTCCTTAACTCATGCCTCGAAAGGAAATATTCATGGCAAAAGCAAAAGCGAAAGCGTCAGCTACTAAGAAACCAAAAACCGATCTCATGGCTGCGGCGAAGGCAGTCGCAGGAGCATTAAAAGAAGATCACGTTGTCTCTCTCGACCCCAACAGTCTTAAAGAGAGTCGCCCTCACATTTCTACAGGCTCTGTTGCTCTTGACTATCTCATTGGAGGTAAAGAGAATGAGCATGGGGTACGCCCCTGTCCGGGTATTCCGAAAGGAAATATCACCAACCTTTACGGTCTTGCAGGTGCAGGAAAGACTACGATTGCTCTCCAAACTGCGGCTCAGATTTGTGCCGAAGGTGGCACTTGTGTTTACATTGATTGGGAGCATGAGGTCGATCACCGATATGCTTCACTCTTAGGTGTTCCTGTTTCAGACCCTACAAAGTTCATGCTCATTCAGCCCGATACTCTTGAAGCAGGTTTACGCTACCTCTTTACTATGGCTGATGCAGGTGTTGACCTTATCGTGATCGACAGCGTGGGTGCCGCAGTTCCGAAAGCAATCTTTGACAAGCAAGATGACGGTCCTGCTCCTGTTGGTCTTAATGCTCGTTTGTGGAGTCAATATCTCCCTAAGATCAAGAGCAAGATCAAGTCAACAGAGACAGCCATTATCGGTATTTCTCAGCTTCGTGAGTCTATCGGTGGTGGTGGACCCTCTTTCGCAGGTCCTAAGAAAATCCCACAGGGAGGTAAGGCTTGGTCGTTCTTCTCTACGCTTCAGATTATGCTTCGTGTAGTGGGTAAGGAAAAGGGTAAAGAATGGGACGGTATGCAGGGTAAGGCAGTTGACACCGTTCTTGGTACTCAAGTGCGAGCCAAGCTCGATAAGTGCAAAGTCTCAGATTCAGCCCACAAAGAGGTCGATTTCTATCTCATGTCGGGTGAGGGTGTCGATAATGTTCGTACTATCCTTGAGCTTGGTATCAAGACAGGTGTTGTTAAGAAAGGGGGTGCTTGGTACTCATGGCAGAGTGGTGAAGGAGAGGTTCGTGGTCAAGGCTTGAACAACTTCAAAGAGTCTTTAACTGATGAACATATCGCAAGCATCTTCGCACAGGTTAAGCCCTACCTCGCTGACCCTAAGAATAGTTCTAGTAATGATGAAGCTCCAAGCCTTGAAGAACTTGCTAATATGTCAGAGGAGTCTGATGAGGATTTCCTAGCGAGTCTTGAGGACTTGTAATGAGGTACATTCTTCCTGTTCTCTTATTTCTGATCTTAGGGGGTATGTTTCACTTGCCTCAAGAAGACCCAAGCAAGATCAAGATTATTGTCTGTAAAGACGATGTGAAGCGACTCTTTTTCGCAGGTGAGGAGTACCATTTCCTCAAGTACCAAGAGGTGTTTGACAGAGAGCAATGTAATACAAGAATCATAGCCTATAGCAAGTGGGAAAAGACACTCAAGGTTTTCCAAAAACGGGCTACTAAACCTCTATAAAATCTTATATGTTCTCTTATGCGAAAGGAGAACATATGAAGCTAAAAGTAGACAACTTTCAGTCTATTAAGAGTGCTGAGATAGAGGTCAAAGGACTGACCGTTATCACAGGCGAGAATAGCATTGGTAAATCAGCCCTAGCGAGAGCATTTAATGGGGTTTTCACTAACTTGAGGGGTGATGCTCATGTCCGTAATGGAGAGAGCCATTCCTCAGTTTTAGTGACGTTTGATGACGGCAATGAAGTGCTTTGGGAAAAGGGCAAGAAAGTAAATCGCTACGTTGTCAATGGGAAAGAAATAAGCAAGGTAGG